CGGTCAGGCACTTAGATCTTATAGATTCTTCGATACATTCCCAACACAGGTTGGTCCTATTGAACTTTCATATGAAGCCACAGGAATTCAAGAATTCACTGTTGAGTTACAAGTTCAGTATCTAGAAGTTATTAAAGGAACTAGTCCTGTATCAGGTGGTTCTGATATTAACTAAATAGTGCTATAATAGTAGGAAAACAATTATACTATGGCAAAACTCTTTGGTTTTACAATTGAGGATACCGAGAAGAAATCCGCTTTAATATCCCCCGTCCCTAAAAATAATGAGGATGGGGTTGATAATTATATTGCAAGCGGATTTTATGGTCAGTATGTAGATATTGAAGGAGCGTATCGTTCAGAGCATGAATTAATAAAAAGATATAGAGAAATGGCACTTCATCCAGAAGCGGATGGAGCTATTGAAGATGTTGTCAATGAGGCAATAGTTAGTGACCTATATGATTCTCCAGTACAAGTGGAGTTATCAAATTTAAATGCAAGTGAAGGTATAAAGAAAAGAATTCGTGAAGAATTTGCATATTTAAAAGAACTCATGGACTTTGATAAGAAGTGTCATGAGATTTTTCGTAATTGGTATGTTGATGGTAGATTATTCTACTTAAAAGTTATTGATCAAAAAAATCCACAAGAAGGTATACAGGATCTTAGATATATTGATCCTATGAAGATTAAATATATTCGTCAAGAAAAGAAACCTAACGGAAGAGATTTAACAACTCTTCAGGTAAATAAGGACGCAGTACCAAACCCAACATTTGATGAGTATTACATCTATACTCATAAACCAAATTATCCTACAGGTATGGTTTCTAGTTCTGGTAAAGGTCAAGTTAAAATTGCTAAAGATTCTATTACCCAATGTACATCTGGTTTAGTGGATAGAAATAAGAATAGAGTTCTTTCATATCTCCATAAAGCAATTAAAGCACTTAATCAATTAAGAATGATTGAGGATAGTCTTGTTATTTACAGACTATCAAGAGCACCAGAAAGAAGAATTTTCTATATTGATGTTGGTAATCTACCAAAAGTTAAAGCAGAACAATACCTTAAAGAGGTAATGAGTCGTTATCGTAATAAGTTAGTTTACGATGCTGCCACTGGTGAAGTTAAGGATGATAGGAAATTTATGTCTATGATGGAAGATTTCTGGTTACCTAGAAGAGAAGGTGGTAGGGGAACTGAAATCACAACACTTCCAGGTGGACAAAACTTAGGAGAACTTGCTGATATTGAGTACTTCCAGAAGAAACTTTATAGAGCATTGGGTGTTCCTGAATCTAGAATCGCTGCTGATGGTGGTTTTAATTTGGGTCGTTCATCAGAAATTTTAAGAGATGAACTTAAGTTTGCTAAGTTTGTAGGACGTATGAGAAAGCGTTTTGCATCAATGTTTAATGATATGCTTAAGACACAGTTAATTCTTAAGAATATCGTTACACCTGATGATTGGGATGTGATGGAAGATCATATTCAATATGATTTCTTATACGATAATCAGTTTGCAGAACTTAAAGAAACTGAAATGATGGAAGGAAGGTTAAATTCACTTGCTACAATTGAACCTTATATTGGAAAATATTATTCTACTGAATATGTTCGTAAGAAAGTTTTACGTCAAACAGATTCTGAGATAGAAGAAATAGATATGCAAATTGAGGATGAAATTCAGAAAGGAATTATTCCTGATCCAGCATCATTAGACCCAATAACTGGAGAACCATTACCACCAGAGGGTGATCCAAATATGGATCCAAATATGGCTGCTGATCCTATGTCAATGGGTGAACAACCCATGGATCCAGATATAACAGCACAAGCACAAGTAGTTGATGCACAGTATCAAAAAGACACTAAGAAGGCCGAGTTATAAATATAGGTATATATTTACTATAATTTAATCTTATGGAAGATCTTGTGGATTTGATTGCTACTGACGCAAGTGCAAATGATGTATCTGATCGAATAAAGGATATATTGTATGCAAAGTCAGCAGAACGCCTTGAATATGCTAAACCAGTGGTTGCAGATTCAATGTTTGGTGATGTTGAAGCAGGAGCAGAAATTGAAGTCGGTGATGAAACTACAGTAGAACCAGAGGAATCAAACGAAGATGTCTAGACTATTATTAAAAGGTGCAGAAGCAGCATTAGGTACTAACACTGCTGGTGCTAATATTTTTAGTAATGCGAAATTGGTTCGTGTAGTAAATACAACCTCCAATGCTCATCTAGTTACTCTAGTTGAAGAAGTTGGTGGATCAACTCTTGGTTCATTT